GGCGTAGCTGATGGCGGTGCTGGCACCGAGAATGCCGGCGACGTCAGAGGCCAGTTGCTTCATCGCGGATACAACGGGATAGTTTGTGGCGGTATCCCGAATTGTGGTCAGGCCGCGCAGTTCCGAGCCGATCAGGAAGGTATCCACCCCGCCAGCCGCTGCGCAGAGATGGGCGTAATGCAGGATCATCCGCCGGTAGCCCCAATCGGTGCCGCCGGTCCAGGAGACTGTCTCGCCGCTGACCGCGAAGTCCGCAACTTGCGCATTGCCCATAAACGCAGACACCTGGGTGTTGGCAACAGCAGTCTTGTCCACGGTTCCTGCATAGCCCGCCGCCGGAGAACAGGTGATCCGGCCGCGCCAAGGATAGTTGCCCTGTCCGGTGGTGGCTGCATTGTCCGAATACGGATCGGGCAGCGTATTGCCTGCCGGAATGTCCATCAGCAGGAACGGATAAAACGTGACCCGCAACCCGTGCGCTTTGATTTCCTGAATGGCCTGCACGACGGCAAAATCCGCTGGCGTGCCGCCATAGGCCGTGCGGCCTTTGGTATCGAGGCTGATCACATGGGCACCGGCACGTGTCATGCCATTTACAGCCCAGCTTTTTGGTGTGGTGACCTTGGTGGTATTTTCGACTCCGGGCATGATCTGGCAGTTCCCGGCGCGAAGATCGGTGCCGAACCAGCTGACCACGAGGCTGATGCTCTCGATGTTCGGCGCGGCGGCCTGCAACTGGTCGAGGGAGGCGATAATGTCGGGCACGGCATTGGTGGTGTGGACGTTTTCCGATGCGGTATTACCACCGGAGCCGCGAGACACCGGTTCCGTGGCATAGACGAACTCGCCGGTGCCCGGGATCATGGTAACGGCGCGGATCATGCCCTCGGCGGTGTCGGGTTCAACAACGGGGCGGAACACCTCGAAGGACAGTTGCGGGATGCGGTTGCCGAATTGTTCCAGCGGCAATTCCTCGAACATCACGTAAGCCGTGCCGCGATAGGCGGGCGCATTGCCCGTGCCCATTTTGGTCTCGATAAACGGGTCCGGTTGCTGGTTATCAAAGCCCTTGTAAATCCGCCATGTGATACCGGAGAGATCGAGCGGTTTGCCGTCAGCCCAGATGCGCCCGATGCCGGAGATCGGCCCCTCGCACAGGGCCACGGCGAAAGACGCGGAATAAAGATAGGCTGTCGTGGTCACCTTTGGGCCACCACCTTTGCCGCCACCTTGCGTGGTTGTATTGACGGTCTCGGCAAAATCTGTCGCCCAGATGATATTACCGCCGATGCGCATGCGGCCATAAATACGCGGTATCACCGCCCCCTCGGTCGAGGTGGTGAGGGTCAGGTTTTCCAGCCGCTGCCCTTCGATGCGCTGCCCGGGGGCGAGTGACGACACAATCCAGCTGTCGATCATCGATCCTGCAAAGGATCCGATCGCACCGCCGATGGTGGCAGCCGACACACCAAGGATGGCCCCGCCGATACTGCCACCTATCGCAGCACCGGCCGAGGCGAGAAGAATGGAAGCCATGACTTATCTCACAGGAAAACGGAAAGCGAAAGCGATCCGGCGCTGCCAGGCAGGCGTCAGATGTTCCTCGATTACGCCCGTGCGCTCATAGGCGTGGATGAAACGCCCAACTCCGGACAGAATACCCACATGCTTGGCAATCGCGCCCGCGCGCATGCGAAACAGGATGACATCACCGCTGCGGGCCTCTGAAACTTCCAGTTCCTGCATTGCCGCCCGTGCGGCCTCGGCCAACACCTCGACCGGTCCCGTTTCGCCCCAATCACGGGAATAAGGCGGCACCGGCATTGGCTCCGGCCCGACCACATCCCGCCACACCCCGCGCAGCAGCCCGAGGCAGTCGCAACCCACACCGCGCACAGAGGCCTGATCGTGGTAAGGCGTGCCAATCCAGCGGCGGGCGGCTTTGACGATCCGCGCCGGGGCTGTTCGGCTTCGGCTCACAGCACCGACCCCGCGTTGGCATCGCCCTTGGCGGCGTAGCGGATAATGGTGTCCTGCCCCGGAATATGCGGGAAGCCACGGAAATTGGCTGCGTTGGTGAACTTGGCCTGGCAGGTCTCGAACCGCTTGTCGCAACCGGCAAAGATGTCGAAGGTGTCATTGACCGCAACCGGTCGGATTGGAGCCTCAAGCAGGGTGATCTTCACATTCGTGCCTGCATTTGCGTGCGCTAGAACCTCGGCCTTGCGCCCCGTATTGGCACCGGTCAGCCAGTGCAATGTGCCGAGCGCAAACCAGCCATTCGAAAATCCCGAAAGGCCGGAAACCGCAAAGGCGCGATCGCCGGACAGTGAAACCACAGTGCCCGATGCCTTGAAAGCGGGCGCATTCAGATCGACGCCGCAGCGGGCATCCCCCAAGGCGGCATCGCAACTCGCCTGAAACGTCCGCCCGAGGGTTTGCCCCAGCACATGGGCGAGGCTGCGCATTTCCGCCACGAAATGCAACCGCCCGCGCCGGACCTGACCGATGGCACCGCGGCGCAGCAGGGCACGACTGGCGGTGTCGTCCCAGTTGACGCGCCAGATTTCCACCGTGGCGTTATCCCAGCGGCCATCGAGAATGTCGGTCTCGGTGATGGTGGTCGAGGTCAACACCCCCTCTGCTTCTTGCGCATCGACCGAGAGGTCAGAACCAGAACGGATTTCCGAGGCGGTAAAGCCGGATTCAGGCTCGAATGTCGTGCCGTCAAACGTCAGCGACCGGTCATGATCGGTGAAGCCGAACACTGCGCCGTCATTGCGAGTGAGACGCCAGCACCAGGCCAGCGTGGTGGTGCCACTATCGAGATGGGTTTGCAGGGATTGTGGGAATTGCTTCATCGGCGGACCTCGGTCAGGGGGATGGATGTGATGGAACCGAGCCGCTCCAGATCATGCGTGACGTCGAGCCGGTCGGTGTCGAAACGCACAGGTACATCGAATTCAAAACCTGCGGTTATGGCGGTGCCCGTGGCCGGAGCGGTGGTGAAAGTTACGAGGCCTGTTGTGGTATCTACGGACCATCCCGAAGCCTGTGTCACGCCGTCCAGTGCGATCGTAACGGTGCCTGCCACCGGTTTGGTGATGGTGCGAGCCCATGTTTGCGCGCCTGATGAATAGGCTTTCACCAGTTGAAATGCGGTGGTGGTGCCGTCGCCTATCCCGATTGCTTGATCTGTTGCGGCAGGCGCACCCGACGGCAGGCAGGATTTATAATCACCCCAGTCCTTCCAGCGAAACCCGTAGAGCCGCCCGTTGCGCGCCTCGAAAAACGCCACCACGGCCGCCAGATCGTCGGCGCGGCGGATGCCATAGGCCGCATCATAGCGTCGCCGCGAATTGGCCCAGTTGGCATTACGCTCCTCGTCGCCCGAGGCCAGCTCGACAATCTGCGTGCGCCGCTCGGGACCACCGCGCGCGCCGCGGCTGATGTTGTCGGGAAAGCGGATTTCGTGAAACGCCATTTACATGCCCCTCCGGCCCATGGCGACAGCACGGGCAATATCGGCCGAAACCTGGGTGCGCGATTGCCGGAAGCTTTCGGCGTCGCGGGCCTGGATGTTGATGGTGATGTTTTGGGAGTTGGAGGTGCCATACTGCGATGCCTCGCGCCGGTTCAGCACCCGTTCACCTTTTTGTAGGATGGCGGGCACTTCGTCAGGACGCAGACCAGCCCAGCCACCACCATGCATGCGGGGCGCATTTGCAAAAGCCATGGCAGGCACCATGCGCTGTGGCGCGGCCCCACCGACCATGCCACCCGCGTGCAGCACCGGTGCAAAAATGCCACCGAGATTGCCAAGCGCCCCCGACAAAGCATTGGCCAGCGGGCCGAGGATGAACTTGCGCGCCGACAGTTTGGCCATGTCCGCCAGCAACGACGTCACCAGTGACCTGAAATCCAGCTTGCCGGTTTTGACGAATTCGCCAATGGCGTTCTCGGCGCTGGTGAAAGCTCCAACCAGCGCATCGCCGATCCCCTTGCCAACATTTGCGGCCTTGGTGGCGTAATCCTTGAGGGAATCCGCTGCCATTTCCCATGCAGTCTTTGCCACTTCTGCCGCAGCGCGCGCAGCTCCGCCCGCACCAGTGACCGCTTGCGACAGGACCTCGGCGGCGGCGGTAGTTCCAGCGAGGCCGCTTTCACCGTCCTCGGCGCTCGACGTCATGGCATCGCGCAAGGCTTGCATGGAGGTGAGCGGTGCTGTCGCCGCTTGGGCCATTTCGCGGGAGGAATTGACCAGCCCGTCGGCGGCAGCGCGCGCTTCTTCAGCGGTGGCCGCCATCTCGTAATAGGCCGATCCCGCCATGATCGCGGCGTTTCCTAGTGCCAGCATGGCGCTGTCCATGCCCGGGATATTGGCAATCCCGCGCGTCATCGCATGCAGGAAATCCGTCCAGGTTTTCTGGATCCCCGCCAGCATCGTCAGCCATCCGGCTTTGATCCGTGCCCAGACCGAGGACAAGGCCGCGCCGAGGGATTTGCCCCCGAGCTTGATGCGCTCCCAGACCTCGATGGCGACATCTTTAAGCAACCGCATGGCCTCGCCGAAACCGCCCGCACCCTTAACAAGACGTCCGAACCAGTAGATGAGTTCACCCGCGCCGATGATCAGCGCCCCGATGCCGGTGCGGATCAGGGCACCGCGCAGGGCGACCAGTGAAATCGACACGCCCTTGATCCCGATCGCGGCTCTGACCAAAGAAATTACCAACTTGCCACCCAGTACGGCCGCGAAGGTGGCGGCAATGGTGGCTATCTCGCCGATATGGTTGAACAGGCCCTTGATGGCGCGCCCCAATGGTCCGGTGGTCTTGCCGATGGCCGCCATGGCATTGGCCATAGCCTCGAGTGCTGGTGCCGCTGCCACCGCCAGTTGGTTGGCGATGCCGCGCCACAAAAGCCCCATGCGGGACAGCGCATCGTTGGTTCGCTGGATTTGGGCCGCGTCGCTCTCGGACACAGCGACGCCGAAATCCTGTACATCCTGTGTAGCTTGCCGCAATGTGGCGCTGTCGATGCGGGTAAAAATCAGACCGGCGCGATCTCCGAAGATTTGCGAGGCAATCGCGGCCTGCTGCGCGCTCGGGATGAATTTTACAATTGCATCCTGAATGGTGGCGATCTTGGCATCAACCGTGAGCCCCTCGAGATCGATTGCTGACAGATGCAATTGCTTCAGGGCATCGATAGCCGGACCGGTTCCTGCCGCTGCCTGGCTCAAGCGCTTGGTCAGCTGAAAGGTGGCCTGTTCGACCTCTCCCATTGAAACACCAGCCAGATCACCGGCGCGGGCCAGTATCTGGATGCTTTCTGTTGTCGTGCGTAGGGAGGCCGCCAGCTTGGCCTGCTCGTCGATGGTCTGCAAGCCGGAGCGCACCATGGCAACGCCTGCTGCTACGGCTGCCGCCGCCATGATACCTGCAGCGATCTTGGCGCGCCGTGCAAATCTCGCCAGTCGCGCATTGGCGATTTCCATCTCACGCGAGGCCTTGCCAAAGCCGCGTTTTCCAGCCTCACCGATACCTTCAAACTCGGCTTTGACCTGTTTACCTCCCACGGCCGCAAGGCGGACACTGACTCTCTTCTCAGCCATTTCCTTGATCCATCTGTTCGTTGATTTTACGCACCATCACGGCCTCAATTGCAGGGAGGATTTCGGCGGTCACGATCGGGCAGATGCCAAGTGCCGAGGCCAATGAAAGGGCCGTGCCCAAGTCCCATCCGATCACCCCGCCGGAAGGAGCCACCCGCAGTTGACCACCAAGGCGGGCGACAAGATCCCAGACCTGCCAACCCTCATAGCTTTGTGGTTGGTTCAGGATTTGCGGGCAGTCCGGGCATTTGGTTTCACAGGCTTGGCAATATCCGTCGCCCCCGCCGAAGGCCCACTCGGCAAGGGCGACGAGACGTTTTTTTCCTGGTCCAGCACCAGACCTTTGGCGACGTATTTGGTTTGGAACGCCTCGAACAGTGGCCAGACGTCCAGCAGGGCCGATATACCCTCAGGGGTAATTTGAATGACATTGCCGTCACTATCCCCGACGCCGTCCCAGTCTATGGTGGCATTGCGCGCCAGTGCCTTGGCAAACACCAGTGCGCTTTCTTCGTCTGTTGCATCCTCGCTCAGAGCGGCAACGGCTGGATCATTGCGCGAGGCCACCATCATGGCTGTGGTCAGAGGTTGCAGGTGCAGACGAACCCCATGGCCGAGATCCAGCCATGCGGGTTCATTTGATAAATCAAGTCGGATCATGTTGTTCCTCAGTAGGTTGGGATGTCGTTGACAAGAGTGACGGTGCACATCTGGCCGGCGGTGGTGTCATAAGCGGCCTGCCAGTCAAAACTGGCCTGCACACCTTGTGGCCCCTGAATCTCGACACGTGGACGGGGCAGATAGACGGCGTGGGCGGTGACGGTCAGGCTCTCGCCACTGCCAAGGTTGTAGGCGAACTCCAACTCGGCAGGTGTGCCGTTTATCGCCTGGGTCATCAGCACCTGATCGGCGAAACGCACATCCATTTTGCCGGTCAGCGCGGCAATGGAGGGATCTGCTCCGTCGATGCGCCCGTCCGAACGGATGGTTTCGATGCGGTCGAGATTATTGGCATACTGAATATCGGCCGAGACAATGTTGCCCAAGCTGGTGCCATTGCGCTTGATCGAGCCGTTGAAATGCCCGAAGCGTTGCAGGTTCCAGCCGGTCGGTGTTCCGGCAGCGGACGACGTGGCTATCGCCTCGCCCTGCGCGATCAGCTTTGCGGTGGCAGTCAGAAGTCCCGAGCGCTGCATTTGCCACGAAATCTGGTCGAGCACGCAGCCGGAATACATCGCGAAGCGCGGCACCTCGGGCATGGCGGTCTCAATCGACATGCTCGGCAGGGTCCAACTGCCCGACGTGAACACATGGGTATACGGCCCGGTGCCCGTGGTAACCGGATCGCCGAACGCCGCTTTCAGCCAGAAGCCAAACGCTTCCGCGTCGATCGGCACCACCACATCACCGTCTGCCGTCACCGCATCCTTGATAGGGGCCAGCGGATCGCGGCCATAACCCAGAAGTTCCGAGCCCAGTAGTGGTTGCTCCGCTCCCAGCGATGTGCTGGCAAACGGCATCTGCATGTAACCGCTCAGCGGCGGGGTGCCATAATTAGTCTCGAACGCAGCCGCCATTAGCGACCGCGCCCCTTGTGCGCGTGCCATATTGTGTTTTCCTTTGTTTGGTGGTGGGGGTCATCCCACGGGGTCAGCCCAGCGGATCAGCCGTGGTGTAAGTCAAAATTAGGGGAACGATGGCCGCTTTCAGCGCCTCCGCCCCTTCCACCGGTAGATCGACCGGTTGCGGCGCTTCGGCCTCGACCCAGTCACATAGCCCGCCAAGGGTCCGATCGACCGTGATGGCGGTGGCCAACTTTGCCAGCAGTAGATCAAACGCGGTGTCACGGTCAGCCGGCGTCTTGCCCTGAACGATCACCTCGACCTCGGCGCGGTGTTCAAAGTGGTATTGCAACGGCGACAGCGTGACCTCCGGCGTGCCGGGATCGCCATCGCGCAGGATCAGCAGGCCGCCAGCGGGGATGCGCTCGGGCAAGATCGCACCTCGCAGGATGGTTGCATCAGGCACGCTTTGCAACGCCGCAAGGAGGGCTTGCAGGATGGTTTCTCGGGGTGTGGGCATGAGTGTTCTCGCCGTATTGATGTTTTTCAAAAAACCGGATTTGTGTTACAGGTAAGACCGCCAATACCTTTCAGGGCCCATGAAATGACAAACAAACGCGGTGTTCCCGTACAACTCGATTCTGAATTCTCCGAACCTGTCGGGCGCGAGGCATTTCTTCAGGCCGGTCTTGAAGCGTGGAGCGATTATCAGAAAACTGGCCTGCACCTCGACCAGAATGCCGCCGATGAATGGCTGGCCAAACTGGAGGCCGGTGAAAGGGTGACGGCCCCTGATTGCCACAGCCGAACCTGCTGCTGCTAAGGGCCTAACCTCAATGGTTCTGGTCTGGCTTCTGTTTCTCTATGCTCGCCAGCTTTGACGGAAGATTGCTCCTGCTATGCAGAAAATCCACGATGATCACACTGGCCTCATCCTCGACAAACACGATAAAATGCTGACCGGAACGGGCAAAGCGCAGATCCTCTTTCAAATCGGGATCGATGATCGCCCGACAGCTTTGCGACGTAACATTGCCCGACGCAATTCCGAAACAGCGCGCGATCAGGTCTTCCTCATAGGCCTGCGCCTGACGCGGGCCAAAAGTCTCGATCGTCCAGAGGGCAATATCGAGAAGGGACGCCTCGGCCTGACGGGTCAGCCGCCAGGGTTTGGGCATCAGGCTTTTCCCCGCGCAGCGGCAAAGACGCGTCGGATGGCCTCCTCGCCGCTCCCTTCGGCCAGATCTCCAGCCTTGGCCTGCGCCAATCCGGCCGAGAGCTGGTTGCGCAGGGCCTTGATTTCATTTTCCTCACGCTCGAGAAGGCGCAAACCAGCCCGCAGCGCCTCGCTGGCATTCTGGTAACGGCCGGTCTCGACCAGGCGGTCAACCAGGCTGGATTGCGCATCAGTCAGAACGACGTTTCGTGTGGCCATGGAAAATCCTTTCGTGTCATTGGCAATATATGCCAATGCAGCCCGTTTGTCCACCAAACCATGAATGGGCGTGCAACGATCATCTCTCCACCCATTTCTCCACAATCAACCCTGGCACGGACCCCGCCACCCTGTCCGCATCCCGCGCCAGATCGAGCCGCTTTCGTAGTTTCACCTGCGGCACCAGCAGAAAGATCGGCGCGGTGACTTGTCCGCGGCCGGTTTTAGAGCGTGAGGCCACCGCCATGCCCCGCGTATTGATCCGCGCCTTTTCGGCCACCAGCAAGCTCGGCCCGTTGCGTCGGTAGATGAACCGCAATCGCATGCCACGACGGCGTTCCCATTCACCGGGCGTCAAACGTGCACCGCCACGACCCTTGCCGGCGGCATCGGTCGGGATGGCCAGATAGAAGCCGAGTTTCGAGCGGATCAGCATGCCCTTGTCATGGGCGCGGATGATCTTCGGGGCTTTCGACCAGATGAAGGCTGCGGCATCGAGACTTTCGCCGCGCTCGGGATAGGTCTTGTTGCGAATGCTGCGCGCCAACCGTTGTCCAAGGCCCGAGCCGGTGATCTGCCCGCGCCAGTCGGCCTTCAGATCACTGCCCGCCTGACGCATGGCGGCGGTGACCGCGCGCTCGCCCGCCAGAATTTCCGCCTGCATCATCGCTGCGAGATCCGGATTGATGTCGAGCTTCAGCTTCATGCCGGATACACGTCGATGGTCCAGATCAGCCGTTCCGCATCCCGCACCGGCTCGCCCTGGATCAGGAACGCCTCGCCACCGATTTCCAGCCGGTCGCCCGGGCGCGGGTTTGGCGCCTCGCTCACCCGCAGATCAAACCTCTGGGTTTCCGACCAGAGTTTCGCCTCGCCAAAGCCGGTGATACTGTCGGCGCGGCGTGCCACCACACGGACGAGAACGGGCGAACCACCACCGGCCGTGTAGATGGCGTCCATGGCGATATTGTCGTCCGCGAACAGCGCGTCCATGCCAATGGCAAAGGCATTCATCAGGTCCGCCGTGCAGACCGCAGAACCTGCGGACGGGTGCAGATTGGCAGCGGGTTGCTTTCGATCTCGAGGCGCACCCATTCGTCGCGGTCCCGATCCGGGATGGAGCGGGCGTAGAGCGGCAAGCCCAAGGTATTGACGGTCTCAAAGGTATCCGCTGGGGCGTAGTAAATCTCGAACAGCCCCTCGACGCCTTCGGGATAGAACCAGGCCTTGTCGACCGGAACCCCGAAGGCGGCGTTGCCACGATACCGGCGAAAGTTTATGCCGCCAAAGCTGACCTCGTCGGACACCCGACTGCGCAAATCGGCGGCGGCGGCCGTGTTGAGATAGGTTTCCCGCACCTCTTTATGGGCCACCAGATCGGCAAAGAAGGCCGAGCCACATTCGGCGCGCAATTGCACCGCACCGGTGGAAAGGCCTCCGAGGCTATCCTCGACACTTTCGATCAGCGCCTGACAGCGTTTGCGCAGCACGCCGGAGCCGGGATTGGTGGCGGCAAGGTCGAAGTTGACCTCGGTCGCCGGAGTGATGGCGAACTCGGTGAAGTAATCAATGACAGTGGCCCCGTCCTTGGGATCCAGCACCTTGCCCTGAATGCCGTTCAGCAGGTGGTATTCGAACGTGGCCTCGGCATCGGTGCGCAACCGGCGCAGACGGCGGGCGACCTCGGCCTGAATTTGCTGGGTCTCAGAGTCGGTGCCAAAGGCGCGAATGCCCTGGATTTCCGAGGCCCAGAGCACGTCCTGTTTCTTGAACTGGCGGCACACGAAGGCCCGCACATCACGGCGCTCCGGCACCTGTTGATCGTATGCCGAGCCACGTTCGGAAAACGGGATCAGCGACAGGGTGCCGTCGCGGGACTCAATAACGACGGTGCGGCTTCGCACCCCGCGATCGGAAAACAGGCCGGAGCCCGAGAGGGTTGCGGGCTTGAACGGGATGTTTTCCAGCGCCCGGGTGAGTTCGATGACCGAAAAGGCATCGGTCTCGAAAATATCCATGGTGGCCATGGGTGGCCTCCTTTCGTAATGGAATTAGCGGGTGAGAATGCCGACGGCGGCAAGGGCCGTATGGGCGGCGGCGATTTCCGGTGCCGTGGGCGTACCGGTGAACACCAGATCATTGGCGTTGACGATGGCCGGGCCGCGCAGCAACACAACCGCATCCACGTCGGCTGCGGTTGCGTCCGCCTTGCCCCAGAGCACGGCGATGGCGGTCTCGGTGCCATCGAGAGCGGCCGGATCATGGGCGGCGTATTTGCCCGAAGCGGTGATTTTGCCGAGCACGGTGCCGGGCTCCAGAACGGGGTTGGCCCCGCCGGTGGCGATGGTGACGACCTCGCGGCAATAATCGCGGAGGGCCTCCCAAACGATAAAACCGCCTGCGTGGCGGGTTTCGGTCAATGTGGTCATGGTTGATTATCCTTTGCGTTTGAAGGTGCGGGCGATCACGTCGCCCCAGG